TGATGGGGTTACCAGGCCCAGTCGGGTCTACAAGAGCGGACTATTAATCTTGAGTGCAAGTAATGGTGCGCCGGTCAAGCCAAAGTACACTACTGATAGCAGGGTGCAAAGATCGTGTCTATCAGTTCTTCAAAGGCTTGACTACTCAAAAGGGTTAAACCATCTCATAATATCGTCCAACATCAAGACTCACTACAAGAGATTTCATGATGATTACTCAGAGTTGGATAAGGACATTCAGGATCTCATAAATTCGGTCTGGTTTGAAGCAAATCATGAGATGTTCTTGGATAATGCTCTGGAGCTTTGGGAACACAGGATGACCAATAGATTGAAGACATACTACTGCTCGGTCGGCGAGGATCTAGATTATTTGGTTGAAGACCAGCAGATGGGATTTTTCAACAGCATACGTAAGGTTCTCGTCAGAGCGAAGGCTAGCATCTATGCAAATCTGTTTAGAGAGTCATACCGTAAACGTGTTCTTGACTCATATGCTGTTACTAGTAAGAGGCAGGCTCTGAAGAACATTTCCACTTTGATCCCTAAGGAAAAGGTTGCAATGGTACCATGTGCTAGGCTGGGCATATACAAGTCTGTCGTGGAAAGTGGCAAAATCCCTGAGATCGTCTCTCCAGGTATGGAAGTTGAATCCAAATACGATGAATATTCGGGGACTGGCACGGAAAACATGGTGGAATCTTATGGAGTGGGCATTCAAGGGCCAGTGGCTGTACCAGACACTCACACCCAGAATCTCCATGCTGCTGTCAACATCCGGATGGGTCAATGGAATGGACATACAAACACTGCATTTGAGGAATATGCAATGAAGCTCATTGATCAGATGCCTGACGTTCATCTAGAAAGTGGTGGACAATTAGAGTATCTTCAAACCCAATACGGGAAGGCCAAGGGTCTTCGTCTGTTCAAGGCTGGCCAACAGGAGGTCACTAGGAAAGATAAGACTCGCAAGCTGTTCGCGAAGAAGGAAGCTTATGTAGGCAAGACCAGTGGGAATATGAAGCCTAGGATGATTTGTGCACCTTCTGATGTGTTGCTGGGAAAGTATGCCCATGCCTTTGGGCAGGTTGGCAAATCATTGTCCAAGCTGTTCAATGGAGGGAAAGTCCTATACACGTCAGGATCAACTCCAGATTTGGTCGGTCAGTATGCCAGCAGTTTATTCAGCACATCCGAATATGTGTACGAGGGTGATGCCAGCAACTTTGATGGCAATTATTCACCTTCCATGCTTGAGGTGGAGGAATATTATCTCAACACTAAGGTACACGGATGGCCAGATAGTTTCAAGTCGGAGATGAGACATGGTATTGCCAGTCTCAGCAGCTACAAAGGGGACCTGCGAGTGACTCTTGAACATGCGAGGTTGTCTGGCGATTTGAACACATCATGCATGAATTCATTGGGCAACTTATTGTCATTCATGTGGGTTTTTGGTTTAGACTGGAATTCCGATTTCAGATTCATGATGCAGGGCGATGACAATGCTTTCTGCGTTCCTGTTGAGCCAGACATTGATCGGGTTCTGGCCGCATATAGTTCAATCGGCATGGACATGAATCTGATCGCTAGGTCACACATTGGTGAGCTAGAGTTCTGTAGTGGTTTCTTCCTCCCGGTGGGGGGTACATACAGATACTCAATGGGATTCAAGTGTTTGTCTAAGTTGGGGCTTAATCATAATAACCATGCAGCTCATCTACTACCAGGCTTACTCTATGGGACTGCAAAGAGCTTGTTGCCTCTTGTGGGACACGTTCCTTTGGTAGGTGAGATATTCAGGCAGATAGTGGAACAGTCAGTCGCCAAAAACATCCGAGCCCGTACTGAAAGGTCATGGCAAGGCAGGATAGGCGGTGGCGTTGCTCTTAAACCTGACATGGAAACCTACACTGCATTCGCTGACCGATACGACCTATCAGTAGATCTCATCCTGTCTCTTGAGGACTCTGTGAGAAGGGACTTTAGGGTTGAGAATTGCCCAATCCTTATCACAGATCAGATCTACATTGACTGCTTAAAGAAGGAGGTGAGCCCGAAGGAGTGGGAGGATAACTATACACACACTCCTAAGGTGGATGAGCATCATATGATTACTGTGGAGATTCCAAGGTATGAAGAGGCTGCAAAGCTAGATGGAGCAAGGAGCTTCCTACACGCCATGCGTCGAGCACGAGCATGGGGTAGACAGGAAGACCATGAGTTTGGGACCACCAACCATGAATTGTTACATCAGTTGTTCACCTCAGTTTCTTACATCAATTTTGAGGCAGGAGTGGCTCTTCATCAGGCGTACAACAGACGTGCACTGGAAACGGGCATACAGGTGGCTGCAAAAGGGAAAAAGACTGTCCCGAAGCCACCTCAGCCGCCCGTAACCAGGAGGGCTGGAAAGCTTGATAGGTACATTGTTGCAAACTCATCACCATTTCACCCTGCGGCTGAAGGGGCTAAGATCCCTGATGATATAGCCATGCCCGGTGTTGCCGCAAGCTTCAAGCTGGATGTTGATAGGTCTATTGACGCCAATGGCTTCTTAGTCTTTGGTGTCAGGGCGGACCCACTCAACAGCTTGATGGATCCAGCATCCATCACAGCCGGCGGTGCCATTACTTGGGCCACAGCTAACGCTGTGACGGTAACCAGTGCATCAAATTTTCCATCCTCAAGTGAGTATCGTCTATACAGGCTTGTGGGTGCTGGCATGCGACTTAGTTATATCTCAGCAGGAGATGTGGCGGCAGGCAAGATTATCATTGGCATGGGCCCAGAAACCCTCCATTCAACCTATGAGTTTGGATGGCCAGAGTTTCCTGACACCGTGGCTTTGTTCAATGCATTGCCTGAGCAGGTG